GAATCATGTAGTTCTGCAGGACTCTATCCATCGCTTCGAGAGTGTAGAGCATATCTGACATGTCGTCTTTCTCGAAAGCCTGTAACGGACGCTTCTCAGATTCTCGAATAGTCTCCGCTACGCTAGTAGCAATGCTCGCGTAGTCTTGCATCAGAATGGATACCAGCGTCTCAGCTTGTTGGCTATGATCTAGTTCGATTCTGACAGATCCATTAATCATCATAGTCCTGCCTCTTCTCTTAGTTGCTTATAGATAGCTTTTACACGATTAGGATTCATAGAGCCGTTAGAAAGCGTCATGCACTTGGCCACGAACTCTTCTTCGGTAGCTTGATAGAAGTAGTTTTTCCAGTTGGTGAGAACGAAGCCCACGATCATGTACTCAGTTTGCTGTGGTCTGACTAATCTAATTGCTGGATATTCCATCCTATAATCCTTTCAGCGGTTACCTCTATTATACACAGCTAACTCAGATATGTAAACAAAAAAAGAGGGAGAAACTCTCCCTCTTTCGATTTATTGCTTTTGGCCATTTAGCCAGTCGGACTCTTCATTGGTATATGGAATCACCAGACTCTCCTATCGCAGGAAGTTCGAGAGTTTCTCTCGTCCCAGAGTCTCATCATGTATTCAAGTTGAGAGATGTCCTTGGCGTCACTCAAATATTCCATCATGAGTTCTTGATCGCTCCTAGGCCTGAAGCGACCAATGAAGTTCTTGATAGCCTTCATCTTACTTCTCGTACTTCTCAGTAAGGAATTGCTTGGTAGATGCGGCACCACTCTCGCCGGCAGAGGTATCAACGCCGTCTTCGATGTTGATCTTCTTCGGCTTCTTAGATTCGGGGATGATGTTCTCGAGCCACACCTTGAGCATGCCGTTGATGAGCTCGGCGTTCTTGATCTCGACGGTGTCTGCGAGAGTGAACTGACGAGTGAATGCTCGGTCGGCGATGCCCTTATAGAGGTAAGTCTGATCGACGCCGTCCTTAGTCAGGCTATCGAGGGAAGTGTGACCCTTGACTGAGAGGACGCCTTCCTTCAGCTCGAGCTCGAGATCGTGCTTACCGAAGCCGGCGACTGCCAGCTCGATGACGTAGCGATTCTCGGCTACCTTCTTGATATTATAGGGAGGATATGAGGGGATTCCCTTCTGGACGGCGCGAGTCATATGCTCGAGGTTCTTGAACATATCGTCGAAGCCGACTGACGAGGGTAGGAACTTGGTAAAAGAAAACGGATCACTGTTCATGTGATTACTCCTTGTTAAGCGAGTTAGTATGAGCACCCCATTAGGCGGTGCTGGCTGTCGGGTACGCAGTACATGATCCCGACAGATTCTATATAGGCGCTAGGCCTAAAATCGTCAACTATTTCTTCGACTCTTTCTTATCGAGATCTAACTTCTGTAGCTTCTCGATCAATTCTCTAAGAGTCGTATGGGTCACGTATCCTCTCTCTAAGAGGAACTCGGCTCGTGCCACGTAGTCATAGTATTCTTTCAAGATCCTACAGGGACAATTTCTTGTCCTGCCTCCTCTTGTCATAATCGTTTAACTTATCTAGGTAGCCCTGGTTGCGGAGTTCCTTGAAGACTAGGTTCTCGAACCCGAACTCGCCGTTGTCTGCTATAGAAGCCGATCTCATGGTCCTGATCCTGGTCTTCAACGCTTCTACGGCCGAGTGACCCATCTTGTGCTTGATGATGTCATCGATCAGGTCCATGTAGTACTGAACCTTTTGCTTCAGGAGCGGATCAGTCCTGAAGTTCATGTTAGCCTGCCATGCCGGCTCTTGGACCCAGCCATCGTGTAAGAGTGAGTACACGCCTTGTCCTTTGGGGAACTTAGACTGGTTATCCTGTGCGTATGGCTCGAGTGGATAGCCGGCGATCTTCACATTATGAGTGATAGTCCATAGCTGCTTCTTGGCTTGCATGAAGTCATCTAGGCGAGGTCCGAAGACTTTACCTAGCTTCTTCATGTCGACCATGAGATGAACATCAAGATCAGAAGCAGAAGTATAGTTATAGTTAGCATTACCACCTGTCAGTATGATGTCTGTGACGGCATCTCTAGGAATGCCAGCGAAAGTCATCCAAGTCTTACCGAACTGGATGAGCTTCATCCTCAGGTCAGGTCTGATCTTATTGTTACTTTGCCACACTTTGGGGTTTAGTTTGGTGTGGTACTGTAGCTTGACTTGAAAGTCTTCTTGC